TTCGCCTGAGCGTACGCAGCGTCTGTTGGACACTTTGTACGCCAAGGCGTTGGAGGGTGATACGAAGTCGGCTCAGTTGTATTTGCAGGCTACGAACCGTATGGCTCCGCCTACGGTTGAGGTGAAGAGCGAGAAGCGAGTGGCTGAGTTGTCTGACCGGGATTTGGATGAGTTGATTGCTGCTATGGCTGTTCGTGAACGTGATACGAGATTGAGAGTTGTGTGATGGCTACTACGAATGACGCAATGTATGAAGAGTTGAAGGTTCTCTATCCGACGCTTTCTACGCTCGGTGACATGCTTTATCAGTATTGGGTAGATAACGGTCTTCAGTACCGTGGTTCGTTGCAGTACGACTTCTACGGTACTGAGTTGGCGAAGTCTGGTGAGACGCAGACATTGTTGACGTGGGGTGACCGCGCGAACCTGTTTTGGTCTGATTCTGACTATCAGGTGTACAACTTGGAGCAGGAGGATGGTAGTGATTTGCTCCTAGAGGATGGAGGGTTCGTTTTGTTGGAGGCTGGTAATGGCTGACCTAAAGATTTCTCAACTGACCGCTTTGACTGCGGCTGGTGCCGCGTCTACTGACGTTGTGCCTGTTGTTGATACAAGTGCAACTACGACGAAGAAGATTTCGTTGGCTGACGTTGCTGAGTTTGTTGCTTCTGCAAGCGTTATTACGAACCTTATTCCGACTGATTCGGATGAGGTTGTCGAGGGTGCAACGAATCTGTATTACACGACTGCTCGTGCGGCGTTGAAAGCGAATGTTGCAAGTCCGACTTTTACGGGTATCCCGGCTGCGCCTACGGCTGCCGTGGACACAAATACGACTCAGGTTGCGACCACTGGTTATGTGGTTGGTCAGGGTTATTTGAAGTCGGCTACGGCTGCTACGACCTATGTTGCCAACAGTCTTGTGGATGCTAAGGGTGATTTGATTGTTGCCACTGCGGACAATACGGTCACTCGTTTGGCTGTGGGTGGTACAAATAACCATGTTTTGATGGTTGATTCAGCCACAGCAACTGGTGTGAAATGGGCTGCGGTCCCTGCTCCTACGATTACGTGGGAAGATGACCAGCCAATTCTGTCCAATGCGGTTTTCTCATAACAGGTAGCGTCAGGTACAAGGAGTAGACATGGCTACATTCAGCAAAGTTCATCTCAGCGGTTCGACTGGTGGGCGCCTCATCAAGGTTGCGTCTACCACTCAGGGTTCTGGTACGACAATTCACGCAACTGGCACTTCGTCGTCAACGATTGACGAAGTGTGGCTGTATGCGGTAAACTCGGACACGGTAGACCGCAAACTTACGATTGAGTTTGGTGGTACCACTTCGCCTGACGATTCAATTGAGTTCACTGTCAAAGCAGAAAACGGTTTGTATCTGATGGTTCCGGGTTTGATTCTTTCTGGTACTGGTTCTGCTGCGCGAACCGTTACGGCGTTTTGTGCTACGGCTAACGTCGTACTCATTGGTGGCTACGTCAACCGAATCGCATAGGGAGTGGGCTGATGCCCAATTTCAGCAAAAATAGAGTCGGTCAACAAATTGGCAAGACGCTTGCCTACCGTTCCCGTCGTTCTGATTCTGGGCAGGTTCAAAGTGTTTGGCAGGGTGTTTCTGCTCCAAGTTCGCTTGCTGTAGAGTGGCTTCTTGTTGCTGGTGGCGGCGGTGGTGGAGGAGGCGACACAGGCACAAACAACCTTGGTGGTGGAGGTGGCGGTGCTGGTGGTTTCAGGACGGGGACAACTACTGCTGCTTTGACTTCGTACACAGTAACTGTGGGTGGTGGCGGTTCTGCTTCTGGTGCTGGTTACTCTGGTAATGCTGGTGGTCAAAGCGTGTTTGGAAGTGAAACCGCATCGGGTGGTGGTGGAGGCGGACTCTACGGAAACGGTGGCGGTTCTGGTGGCTCTGGCGGCGGCGGCGGTGGCGGTGGAGCAGGTGGCGGTAATGGAACTTCTGGTCAAGGCAATAACGGTGGAAGCAGCGCAGGTGGCGGTGGCGGTGCGTCTGCTGCTGGTGCCAACAATAGCGGTGCTGGTGGTAATGGTTCGTCCAACTCTTACACCGGGTCGTCGGTAACTTACTCTGGCGGTGGTGGTGGCGGAGGTGTTGGTAGCGGTGCTGGTGGTGGTGCTGGCGGTTCTGGCGGTGGTGGTAACGGTGCAACTGGCGGTTATCAAAACCATGGTTCGGGTGGAACAAACACTGGTGGCGGCGGTGGTGGTGGAACTACGACATACGGCGGCGCAGGTCAGGGCGGTTCTGGAATAGTTGTTATCCGTTATTTGACCGCGAATGCAGAATTGCTGAATGTCACTGGTGGCACCAAAACCACATCTGGTTCTTACACAATTCACAGTTTTACTTCGTCTGGAACATTTACAGTGGCGGTGGCATGATGGCTCACTTTGCTCTTGTGGAAAACGGTGTTGTGACGAATGTAATTGTCGTTGCAGACAGTGATTGCGGTGGCGAGGATTTTCCCAAAAGTGAACCGATTGGTCAAGCATTTATTGCGAGCATCGGTCTTTCTGGCGAATGGAAACAAACTTCGTACAACACGTACAAAGAAAACGGTGAATCAAAACATAAAACTGGTGGAGTTCCCTTTCGTGGAAAATACGCCGGCATTGGTGATACCTATGACCCCATCAAAGATGAATTCATAAACGGAGAGGTATCACAATGAAATTGTCAAAAAAACAGCAAGCGGCGTTACTGTCGTACGCGCGAGCCGCACTTGCGGCGGTTGCAGCAGTAGTCGCCACAGGCAACTTCAACGCAGAAGATTTGCTGAAAGCAGCGGTCATTGCGGTTCTTCCGCCAGTGTTGCGTTGGGCTAATCCGAAGGATAAGGCTTTCGGTCGAGGTAGCACCAAGAGGCGATAAATGGATTTGGGAGACCTTCTCAATGAGAAGGAGTGGCGCAAATGCAAGGTTGCTGACGACGCATCAATAGATGATGCGCTAGCAGCATTCGAATATTTCTGCTCTACGTATTGGCACATTCGTCATCCTGAGCGTGGGCGTATCAAGTTTGTGTTGCGTGAAGCACAGTTGGAGACTGCGCGCAACTGGATGGAGCATCGCTACACGATTGTGTTGAAAGCGCGACAGATTGGGTTCTCTACTCTTGCGGCAGCGTTTGTGTTTTGGGAGACGTTCTTTTGGTCTGACAGGTTTGTGGTTATGTTGTCTCGTACGGAGCGTGAGGCTTCGAAGTTGTTGCAGAAGACGAAGTATGGGTACAAGATGTTGCCGCAGTGGATGAAGGTTCGTGGTCCTGAGATTCTCGTGGACAACCAGTTGAAGATGGTGTTTGCGAATGAGTCGTCGGTTGAGTCGCTGCCTTCTGGCAACGACCCTGCTCGTGGTGAAGCCGTGTACAGGGTGGTGATTGACGAGATGGCGTTCTTGCCGAACCCAGATGAGGCGTGGGCATCTATCGAGCCGATTGCAGACGTTGGCGGTCGCGTCATCTGTCTGTCCACGGCTAACGGTGAAGGAAACATTTTTCATGATTTGTGGGTTGGTTCCCAAACAGGAACCAACAGGTTCGTCGGCATCTTCTTTCCGTGGTCGGCTGGTGAACGTGACGAGGAATGGTACGAAGCCAAGAAGCGTGATTTGCCTGATTGGCAGTTGGCGCAGGAATATCCGTCCGACCCCGACGAAGCCTTTATTCGTTCTGGTCGCCCCGTGTTTGACTTGGACATTCTGCGTTCGTTGGAGATTGTGGAGCCGCATCGCGGCTATTTGCACAAGATGCCGGGGCGTGGCGTGTACGAGTTCCGTGAGGATGGTGGCGAGTTTTGTGTGTGGGAGTTTCCACAGTTGGGTGAAGTGTACGTTGTGGGTGCTGACGTCGCTGAAGGTTTAGGGTATGGCGACTATTCGTCTGCGCACGTAATCAATGCATCTACTGGTGATTTGGTTGCCCATTGGCACGGACACATTGATGCCGACTTGTTTGGCGAAGAAGCGTTGTATGCGATTGGTTGGTGGTACAACAAGGCTCTTATTGGTGTTGAGTCAAACAACCACGGTTTGACGACGCTGAAAGGTTTGCAGCGTGTTGGCTACAAGAATCTGTTTAGGCAGCGTAGGTTGGGTCAGCGTAATCCGACGGTGTCGGAGACGCTGGGTTGGC